AGAGCGGATCCGCAACCTGCTCAAGAGCCGGCAGATCGGCGCCACCTGGTATTTCGCCCGCGAGGCGCTGGACGATGCGCTGCGCACCGCGCGCAACCAGATATTCCTCTCGGCCTCGAAGGCGCAGGCCCACGTCTTCAAGCAATACATCCAGCAGTTCGCCAAGGATGCGGCCGACGTCGAGCTGCGCGGCGATCCGATCATCCTGCCCAATGATGCGCAGCTGCACTTCCTGGGCACCAACAGCCGCACCGCGCAGAGCTACCACGGCAACCTCTACGTCGACGAATATTTCTGGATCCAGAAGTTCCAGGAGCTGCGCAAGGTGGCCAGCGGCATGGCGGCGCACCGGCACTGGCGGCAGACCTATTTCTCGACGCCGTCGAGCCTGCTGCACGAGGCCTATTCGTTCTGGACCGGCGCACTGTTCAACAAGGGCCGGACGAAGGACCAGCGGGTGCAGATCGACATCACCCACGCGGCGCTGGCCAAGGGCATGCACTGCGCCGATGGCCAGTGGCGGCAGATCGTCACCATCGAGGATGCGCTGGCCGGCGGCTGCACGCTGTTCGACCTGCAGCAGCTGCTGCTGGAGTACGGTCCGGACGAGTTCGAGAATCTGTTCCGCTGCATGTTCATCGACGATTCGATGTCGGTGTTCCCGCTGGCCGAGATGCAGCGCTGCATGGTCGATTCCTGGATGGTCTGGGAGGACTTCAAGCCCTTCGCGCTGCGGCCGCTGGGCTACCGCGAGGTGTGGATCGGCTACGACCCCAGCCACACCGGCGACAACTGCGGCTGCATCGTGCTGGCGCCGCCGATGGTGCCGGGCGGCAAGTTCCGCATCGTCGAAAAGCACCAGTGGAAGGGCATGGATTTCGAGGCGCAGGCCTCGCGGATCGAGCTGATCACCCAGAGCTACAACGTGACGTATATCGGCATCGATGTCACCGGCATCGGCCAGGGCGTGTTCCAGCTGGTCAAGCAGTTCTTCCCGGCGGCGACGGCCTTCAGTTACAGCCCCGATGTCAAGGTGCGCCTGGTGCTGAAAGCCAAGGACGTGATCACCAAGGGCCGGCTGGAGTTCGACGCCGGCTGGACGGATGTGGCGCAGTCCTTCATGGCCATCCGCAAAACCACCACCGCCAGCGGCCGCCAGGTCACCTTCGAGGCCGGCCGCTCGGAAGAAATCAGCCACGCCGATCTGGCGTGGGCCTGCATGCACGCCCTGGCCAATGAGCCGCTCGAAGGCCAGACCGGGCGTAATACCAACATCATGGAGATTTGCTGATGGACACTACTGAAACCGTCGCCGTCAAACCCGCCGAACAGCGCATCGAGACATTCACTTTCGGCGACCCCGAGGCCGTGCTCGACAAGCGCGAGATTCTCGACTACCTGGAATGCCCGCTGATGGGCAAGTGGTACGAGCCGCCGATCTCCCTTGATGGCCTGGCCAAGAGCTACCGCAGCGCGGTGCATCACGCCAGCGCCCTGATCGTCAAACGCAACGTGCTGGTGTCGACCTTCATCCCGCACTCGCTGCTGACGCGCACGGCATTCTCGCGCTGGGTGCTCGATTACCTGGTGCTGGGCAACGGCTACCTAGAGCGACGCGACGCGCGATCGGCCCGGGTGATGAGCCTGGAACCGGCGCTCGGGCGCTATGTGCGCCGCGGCAAGGATCTCGACAGCTACTGGTTTGTCCAGGGCTGGAAACAGGAGCACGAGTTTCCCCGCGGCAAGGTGTTCCACCTCATGGAGCCGGACATCAACCAGGAAATCTACGGCCTGCCGGACTACATCCCGGCGCTGCATTCGGCCTGGCTCAACGAGGCCGCGACGCTGTTCCGCCGGCGTTACTACAAGAACGGGTCCCATGCCGGCTTCATCCTCTACATGACGGACGCCGCGCAGCAGCAGGGCGATATCGACAACCTGCGCCAGGCGCTGAAGGACTCCAAGGGCCCGGGCAATTTCCGCAATCTGTTCGTCTATTCGCCGAACGGAACAAAGGACGGCATCAAGCTGATCCCGGTGGCTGAAGTGGCGGCCAAGGACGAATTTGCCGACATCAAGAACGTGACGCGTGATGACCAGCTCGCCGCGCATCGCGTGCCGCCGCAGCTGATGGGGATCATGCCGATACAGGGCGCCACGTTTGGCGACGCCGAAAAGGCCGCGATGGTGTTCGAGGCCAATGAGATCCAGCCCCTGCAGGCGCGCTTCGCCGAGCTGAACGAGTGGCTCGGCGAAGAGGTCGTGAAGTTCAACCCCTACACCCTGGCCAAGCCGACCACGGCCGCGCCGGCGCTGGTGAAGTAAAGACGGTGCGACCGGGCCGGGTGCGCTAACACCCGACACGGCCACCTCCGGCAGAGTGAGCTGCTTTCGGCCAAGGCACCGCCACCGTCGCGACGGCGGGCCAAGGCTAGCACATGACGGAGAAGTGTTACACCATGAAAGCAAGCCCACTCGTGCCGTGGATCGGCGGCAAATCGCGCCTGGCAAAACGGATCCTGCCGCTGTTTCCTGACCACACCTGCTACGTCGAGGCCTTCGCCGGCGGCGCCGCCCTGTTCTTCCGCAAGGAGCCGGTCGAAGCCGAAGTACTCAACGACATCAACGGCGACCTGGTCAATCTGTACCGCATCGTCCAGCACCACCTGGAGGAATTCATCCGCCAGTTCAAGTGGGCGCTGGTCAGTCGGCAAATGTATGGCTGGCTCAACGCCACGCGCCCCGAGACCCTGACCGACATCCAGCGCGCCGCACGCTTCTACTACCTGCAGCGGCAGGGCTTCGGGGGCAAGGTCGAAGGCCGTACCTTCGGCACCGCCACGACCTCTGGGCCACGGCTGAACCTGCTGCGCATCGAGGAGGATCTGAGCCAGGCCCACCTGCGCCTGGCGCAGACCACCATCGAGCACCTGCCCTGGGCCGACTGCATCACCCGTTACGATCGGCCCCACACGCTGATCTACTGCGACCCGCCCTACTACGGTACCGAAGGCTACGGCGTCGACTTCGGCCTCGATGAGTACTCCCGCATGGCCGAGCTGGCGCGCAGCATCCAGGGCAAGATGGTGATCAGCGTCAACGACATCCCCGAGATGCGCCAGGCCTTCGCCGGGCTGCACATCGAGACCACCGACATCACCTACTCAGTCGGCGGCGCCGGCCGCTCCAAAGCCAAGAGCAGCGAGCTGATCATCACCAGCTTCCCGACCTGACCGCCAGCCCATCTGCGTAAAGTTCGCGCAGATCTGCGCAGACTTTACGCAGCCACGCCCCGGGCGGCGGTCGCACCTACCCAGGTGGTAGCCAAAGGTAGCCAAGCACCCGGCCGCTGCGCCCCAAGGAACCGCCCGCAGCGGCTGCAGCCCGGCACCCACCCCAGTACCCCGCCGATCCACCGCGCGCCCCGCGGCGGCCCGCCTCGCGCCCGCCGCCAGCCTTCCCGCGCCCCTCGCAACCCCCATTCCGCACCAAAACAGGGCACCCCTCACCCCCAGCGCGCGGTCGGGACCCCGCCCCGCCTGCCCGCTTTATGGGGCGGAAATCGTGCAGATGCAAGCAGGCACCGGAGCGGCGCTGCTGCTGGCCTTGGCGGGCAGAACGATGGTCTGGAATCGGCTGCAAACCCTTGCAGCATGAGGATGCACCACATTGCATGGTGGCCAGGCCGCCACCATGACGGCCTATATCCGGTTTGAGCTTCGGAAAAGGGTAACGAAGGTAATCGAGCGCCTGAAACTTGCCTAAGTGATTGATTTATTGATGTGGATTCTATTACCAATGAAAGGTAATTTTAGGTAACAGAAAAGGTAATTTATTTGCAATCGATTGATTGCATTAGATATTTATTTCGGCAGAAGTGACGGTCGGAAAGGGTAACGACATCACCTTAATATTACTAAGAAATTACCTTTATCTATATGTCTTAGAGCATTGCGCTGTCTAGCTCTCCGCTGTGCCGCTGGCAAATGTTACCTTTGTTACCTTTTTCCGATGGCCCCACGGTTTTTAGATTTCGCCTTCGTGCGGGCGCACCTGCAGGCGCGCGTGTTGATCGTCCGGCGCGGATCGTCGGTGCTTTGGGGTCGGGGATGGGGGTGGCCACGCCTGGGTGGCGTGGCCGGTGCTGCGAGGGTCTAGCGGATGCGGATCCGGCGTGGTTCTGGGTGCGAAATCCTGCCCCCGCAACCAAGATTCACCCAGTAAGGCCAATCACTTAACGGTGGTTGGCCTTATTGCTTTGCGGGTGCCGGAAGTCGTTGGCCCACATTTCAGTCGGTCCCCGTTTTCAGTCAACCCAGGACGTTCACCATATCGGCGATGACGATATGGCGCACAGCCCGCAAGAGGCGCAGTTCGCCGGCGATAACGCCGCGCGTCACCTCCGGCTCAGGACTCGCTGCGACATCGCGGTCCACGTTCGCCTCGACTTCCATCAGCAAACGATCGGCGGCCGCGGGCACGGCTTTCACCAGTCTGTCGAGTTCGCGAGTGGCGGTTGCCGCGTTGAGGCCAAGCAGTTGCCCAGCCTCGGTGGCATGGCGACGTGTGACGCTGCCGAATGTCGTGGCATCGCCCAGCGTTAGCGCCAGAGAAGTGTGGGGCCAACGCGCCGCCTCGTTGGCCAGAGAACGCGTCTCATACGCTGCCGTGCAGAGCAGGTCGTACGGGGGGGCGATTTCGATTCCCCTGGCATCGACCAGGAAGGAGATATTCTTCAGATGGTTGTCGCCATTGCCGACCAGCAGGTTGAACACCAGCCAGCGATAGATCTGGAGTCGAGCGGCGGCCCGCGACCGGCATTTCGACACCGCGGCGCTCAGGCTGTCCAGATTCGCCGCGGTGTATTTGAAGCTGCGGGCCTTGTTGAGAAGCTGACACGTATCGATCAGATGGCGTCGACCGATTGCGGCAGGCTCGGCGCCGTGTATCCGGTCGAACCGCTCAACGAGGTAGACCGGCTGGGGAACGTAGAGCCTCTGTACGCGGGGTGGGGATAGTCCGGCGGCCGCCGCAAGGCGCATCGTAAAGTATTCATTCATCACAGAGGCCGGGTAGCTGGCGTCCGGATGGTCCGGATGGTCCGGCTTGAGGATATGGGTCGATGGCGTTCCTGCCAACGGTTCATACAGTTCGTTGCCCTGCTGGACGACAAGCAGCTTGTGCTGTGCTCCGGCGAGCGACATGTGCTTGGGTGCGCCGTGCGTGAGCGACACCGTGGGCAGATTCTTGATGCGAGCGCTCAATTCGGGACGGGACAAGGGGCGTAGGCCCATGTCGGCAGCAGGCGGCTGGTCCGGTGTTTGCAGAACCAGCGCACCGGCAGACTCGGCACCGTAATAGGCCAGGAGCCCGAACGCGTCTTCGGCTTGCAGTGCGGCCTCTTTGGCCAGGATTCCGCGCAGGGCTTCCTCGGGCAGCAGGTTGTCGAAATACCACTGCACCGGTCTGGACGTGGCGCCGTCGCGGTGGAGTCCGCCGTTTCGGGGCAGGGCGGGCGACAGGTCGAAGGCATCGGCGGCGTCGCGCCAGACCGGGTCGTATTCGAACGTCCATAGATCGTCGGCCTCGGCAAGGCGGCCGACCGGGCGATCGTTCACAAAGACGTCCAGCCGCCGCATGTTCATGCTTCGCCGCTTTCCGGCGGGGCTTCCTTTGGGCGGCGAGGTTTCAGCGGTTTTACGCCGGCTTGGCGCAAGCGTTCAAATGCAGGGAGCACATTGTCCGGGATGTCTGCGCGAAGCTCGATACCCAACTCGGCCAGCAAATTCAGGACTCGGCCGAGTTGCACCGTTTCCTTGCCACGCTCCACTTCGCGCACGAACACCGGACCAACTCGCGCACTGCCGGCCAGATCATCCATGCGGACACGCTGGGTCTTGCGAGTGGCCCGGATGAGCAGTCCAAGGGTTTTCGGGGATTGAATCATGACTTGCATGGCGCACTCCAAATCGATGCTATCGCGTCGATTGTAGGGCTTTAACTCCTTGGAGGCAAATAAAAGATGCGATAGCATCGATTATTTCGAGTCGTGGTGTGGAGAGATATATATTCGATGCGATTGCATCGTTTTTTGTTTCCATTCCTGCAGATGGGTGGTGTGCAAGCCAGATAGACAATGCTCCCTTGCGCCCGGAAATTTAGTGATGATCCGCCCCGAATCAGGGGATTGCGTGACGGGAAGGCAATTAACGGCCAACACGAGCCCCATCAGACCCGATAAAGTTAATCAGGCCAATCACTTACGGGTGGTTAATGGGGTGCTTTTTGGGGGCTGGCTTTTGAACTGCCGGTTGTGACAGTTTTTATGCACCATCCTGGTGCTATCCAAAAAACTGTCACAACGGCTTTGTCAATCGGCGATCGCCGAGTGGGGTGCGCAGCCGCCTTTTTCTTCCGTTTGGCTCTTCCACGCTTCCAGGTCTTAGCGCTCGCCGTCGCTTCCAAGTGGCTGCGGCGGATCCGGAACGTACTCCGCGAGCTGTCCGAGCGAGCACCCGAAGTAGCCGCACAAGCGGTCGAGGTTGTTGGTGCCGGTGTTTGTGCCGGGATGGTTGGCGATCTTGGAGAGCGTCATGCGATTGATGCCCGTCGCGG